GATTGATGACAAGGTTTATGACATCAAGTCTTCTTCGCCATTTGCCTTTGAGCAGAAATGGAAAAAAGGTCTTCCTGCTTTGAAAGCTGACGATCCTTTTGGGTATGTAGGTCAATTGATCGGCTATTCAGATGGTCAGAATAAAAAGACAGGTGGCTGGATTGTAGTTTGTAAAAGCACAGGACAGGTTGTTGTAGTAGACGCTGAGTTCTCTGATCAAGAGAAGGACGCAGTCAAATCGGATATAGCTACTAAGATTAAAGCTATTAACGAAGGCTGGTCTTTTCAGCGCTGCTTTGAGCCAGTGGATGACTTCTTTAACAAGAAGTACACGGGTTCTAAAAAGCTACCTATGTCCTGCGGCTTTTGTGATTTCAAGCAAGCTTGCTGGCCTAATGCTCAACTTCTTCCACAACCAAAATCTAAGGCCAAAGAGCCTAAGAAAAATTGGTACGTTATGTATGAAGGAAAGGAACTGTAGGTGGCAATCAAACCTTCGTCTGCAAAGGCAAAGGGGCGTAAACACCAACAGTGGGTTAGAGATAAAATCTTGGATCTGTTTCCTAAATTGGAACCAGATGATGTTCGATCCACAGGGATGGGACAGGGCGGTGAGGATATTCAGTTATCCCCCGCCGCCAGGAAACTCTTCCCCTACTCAGTTGAGTGTAAGTCTCTGAAAGCCATAGGCGTCTACAAATTCATGGAGCAGGCGCAAGCCAATTGCCCCTCGAAAGCAGAGCCAATCGCCATAATCAAATCTGACCGCCAGAAGCCTTTGGCTGTCATCGACGCAGAACACTTTTTTGAACTGATCGGAAAATTAAAATGAAACCTGAAGACCTTCCCGAAGATAGCATGGGTATCATCATGCAGCCGCATCCTGATGGCGACTTTGGTGTAACCGTTATTCATAACCTCTCTGACCAGTGGTCCGAAGAGGAAGCGGAACCCTTCATGGATATCCTGAATGGCTTAAACATGGTTTTGAGCAATGGGTTCGAGATGCTGGCAATGTATGGCGCTATGGGCCGTATGCTCAAAGACGTTATGGACCAGGCCGATGAAGGCCCTGAAATTGTCTTTGAGGCTGATGAAGAGCTTCTAGAGGCCATCAGTGACGCCAAGGTTATCCCGATTAATGGCAAAAAGCGGGTACACTAATGGACGCCGTTAACAGCCCCCCGCATTACAATCAGTCTGGCATCGAATGCATCGAAGCAATCCGTGCTGCCCTGGGTGACGAAGGCTTCAAGAAATACTGCCAAGGCAACGCCATAAAGTACCTGTGGCGGTACGAATACAAGGGTGGCGTTCAGGATTTGGACAAAGCTGTTTGGTATATTCATCGCCTGCGTCGTGAGTTTCTCAATGAAGATATTAAGCTTGAAGAGGAGTAGCGCCTTGACCCCTGGATATGAATATTTTGATGAAGGTAACGCATCTCTGCGTGATCCTGACACCTATCTGGGTAAAAGCCCACTAGATATGGTGGAACACTTTGCCCGCACCTACCAGCAAAGCATGAAGCATAGCTGGGTAAAAGGAAGCAATAAGGATCTCCTGCGTACTGTCCTGATTAAGGAAGAATACGCCGAAGTACTTTCAGCTACAGATCCAGCAGAGTTGCTCAAAGAATTAGCCGACCTTGTTTATGTGACCTACGGATTTGCCGCCACTTTTGGCTGGGATCTGGACGAAGCTGTGCGCCGTGTACACGCCTCGAACATGAGCAAGTTGGGTGAAGACGGTCAGCCCATCTACCGTGAAGATGGCAAGGTTTTAAAGGGACCAAATTATGAAGAACCAAATCTAACAGACCTCGTCTAGGGAGCAGAAATGAACAATTATTTACCAACCGACTATCAGGCATTCATTCACACAAGCCGCTACGCCCGCTGGCTTGAAGAGGAAGGCCGTCGTGAAACATGGGGCGAAACTGTAGGCCGCTATGTGGACAACATTGTAGCCACAGTAGTACCTGACGAGAAGGTACAGAACGAGATTGCAGAAGCCATCACAGGCCTGGAAGTTATGCCTTCTATGAGATCGATGATGACTGCAGGAACCGCTGCAGAGCGGGACAACACCTGTATGTACAATTGTTCTTACTTAGTCATCGATGACATGAAGGCTTTTGATGAAGCTATGTTCATCCTGCTATGTGGGACAGGCGTAGGCTTTAGCTGTGAGCGCCAGTACATCAAGCATCTTCCCGAAGTGCCAGAAACTTTATTTGATAGTGAAACAACTATCATGGTTAAAGACAGCAAAGAGGGTTGGGCAAAAGCCTATCGCCTACTTATCTCCATGCTGTTTGCAGGTGAAATTCCTAAATGGGATGTGAGCAATGTACGTCCTGCAGGCGCACGTCTGAAGACATTCGGTGGACGGGCAAGTGGCCCAGCGCCTCTGGTAGACTTATTCAACTTCACAATTGATACATTCAAACAGGCTACAGGCCGTAAGCTATCAAGTTACGAGTGCCATAGCATCATGTGCAAGATCGGTGAAGTGGTTGTCGTAGGTGGAGTGAGACGTAGTGCTATGATTTCATTGAGTAATCTCAGTGATGATCGTATGCGCCACGCTAAGTCGGGTGAATGGTGGAAGACTGCACCGCATATGGCTCTTGCTAACAACTCCGTTGCCTACACTGAGAAGCCTGACGCTATGTCATTTTTGCGTGAGTGGACATCACTAGCAGAAAGCGGTTCAGGTGAACGGGGTATCTTCAACCGCCAAGCCGCCACTAAACAAGCTGCTAAGAATGGACGCCGTGATCCTAATCGTGAATGGGGGACCAACCCGTGTTCAGAAATTATTTTGGCGGGGCCAAAACTAGATAAGAATGGAAACCCTATTGCTGGCACAGGTGGTCAGTTTTGTAACCTTAGTGAGGTAGTAGTTCGTGCTTCAGATAATAAAAAAGATCTTCTTCGGAAAGTCCGACTCGCAACAATACTGGGAACAATTCAATCTACCTTTACCAAGTTCCCCTACCTGCGAAAAGTGTGGGCTAGAAATACAGCCGAAGAGCGCTTGTTGGGCGTGTCACTCACAGGGATAATGGACAATACCCTGACGAATGGCAAAGAGGGTGACCTGAACGCATTACTTGAAGAACTAAAACAATGCGCAATAGATACCAACAAGGAATGGGCTGATAGATTAGGTATTGAAGTGTCGGCTGCTATAACTTGCGTGAAACCATCGGGTACAGTTTCACAGCTTACAAATTCAGCTTCTGGAATACATGCTCGTCACAGCCCCTACTACATCCGTACTGTTCGTGGTGACAACAAAGACCCGCTTACGCAGTTCATGAAGGACCAAGGTGTCCCTAATGAGCCAGAGGCCTTTAAGCCTGATCAAACCACCGTGTTTAGCTTCCCTGTTAAAGCTCCAGAAGGCTCTGTGGTGACTGCAGATATGTCTGCAATTGACCAGTTAAAAATGTGGCTGGCGTATCAACGATCATGGGCCGAACATAAGCCTAGCGTGACTATCAACGTAAAAAGTTCTGAATGGATGGCTGTGGGCGCATTTGTCTACGAGAATTTCGATGAAATGTCTGGCGTATCGTTCCTGCCATTCGCAGAGCATACCTACCAGCAAGCTCCCTATCAGGACTGTGGAAAATCAGACTACGAAGCCATGCTATCTATCATGCCTGAAAGTATCGATTGGACCAAGCTTGCAGCTTATGAAGCAGAGGATAACACCTCTGGTAGTCAAACAATGGCCTGCTCAGGTGACTCATGCGAAATCGTAGATCTGACCGCCTAAGAGTGCAGCCGTTTGAGGAAGGCTACCAAGCCTTCTTCGACGGGCGGCTGACCTGCAACTACAGAACCGCTTCCACTTTCTACAAAGAGTGGTTGCGGGGCTTTAACGCCGCATACTTTGAAAACAGGAGTTGTCATGTACAAAGAGTTTCAAAAGGATGACTTTGAAAAGTTTGATCAAGCTGCCCGCACAAAAGCTAAAGCCTTTTGGATCTCGCAAGGGTATTCTTGTGAGGATAACCCTGACGAATACGCTGTAGATCTTATCTGTTCTAAAGATGATAAGAAGTTCTACTGCGAGGTTGAGGTTAAGCGCCCTTGGCACGGTGTGGCATTTAAATTCGACAGCTTGCACATACCTTTGCGCAAGAAAAAGTTCTTAGACAAACCTACGCAGTTTATGGTCTTCAATAACAGCCTTACTCATGCCGCTGTTGTAAGCCGTAAGACAATTCTCGCATCACCTACCGTCGAAGTTTCTAATGTTAAAATTAGACACGGGGAACGGTTCTTCAACATCCCAAAAGATAAAATAATCTTTGTCGCAACTATATAGGAGTATACTATGACAGAAGCCGTAGAAAAAGCGTTTGAAGACGCACAAAGCAACCCACTAGAGGCGGTAATGATCCTGGGTCTTACTGAGAATGGCGGGTTAACTATTAATTCCAGCTTAAACAACATTGCAGCAATGCACTGGATGCTGAACAAGTCTATCTTTGACATTAACGTATACCAAAATAACTCCAAACCTGAAGAACAGGCTGAAGAGCAAAAAAAGGAATAAAAAAGCCCCCAGGTCATTGACCCAGAGGCTGAATTTCTTATATAATAAACATGAGAAGGCGGTTTGGTCACTGCCCTTTCAAGTTTAGTGAGAAGCCCCCTAGTTCTGCTAGGGGGTTTTCTTTATTGCGGGATAAGGTTTAGCATTTGGTCTTCAATGTTCTGCTTACCTTGCTCCACCGCACCTTCAACAGTAGCGGCTGCTTCAATTAAAGACATCATAAAGTCCTGCTCAGAGCTTTCGTCTTCTTCACTGTATATACCTGACCTAATTGCCCAAGCGTATAGTAAATCCATCTGTTCCTGAGACATACCTTTGTCAGGGTCTGGTATTACCTTTCTAGCAATCTCCACAAACTCGTCAGGATTAGACAGTAGGGTTTCGGCTAGACGCACAGACGCTGCAGGATTTATTTTGTCATTAATAAAACCTGTAGCACTGGCACGAACCCTAGCACCTAGTCTGCTCAAGGCACCAAATGTCAGAGTAACCAGTTTGTTTGCGGCTGATATAGCTTCCGTCTTATCCGCAGTAATAGAGTTACCTGCACCTGACGTAGCTTTTCTAGTACCTGCCTGAATACCCATCAAGTCTAGATATGTCTCAAACGCTTCTGCAATTTCAGGTTGATCTTTGTATACCAGGCGGGCTTTGTCTAAAAAGTTAGTAACTCCACCAAGTTCTTGCTCAATCTTAGCAGCACTAACACCTCGTTGATCTGGCATCTCCCGTGTTGCTATCAGGAACCGCTCTCTAAAGAAGTTGCTAAACGAAGCTTCTATACCTTTTTGAGTGGCCTCACGACGTGCTGGATCTGTAATAGCATTGACTTGATTTAAGATGTCTACAAGTTGTCCTGCAGGCTTTCCATCAACCTGCCCCAGAGACTGCGTGTCTGCAAACAGCTTGTCTAAAACAGCTTGCGTATTAGGCAGCGCCTGTCCTGTAGAACCTGCAAAGAAACGATTAAGCGCACTGGTTTGCAACTGCTCTTTAGCTGCTGTTAGTTTAGCTTTTGCAGTATCTATCCTAGCAGCAAGCTCTGGTGAAATATTCTGCATCTGTGTCATGGTGCGCAGGAAAGACCTGATTTGATCTGCTGCAGGCTTTGTAGCAGGATTTCCATCTAACAGACTTGCCCGCTCCATCAACTTTTGACGTACTGCAGTAAAGTCTACTTCATTAAGCGCTTTACCTGCCTGT